CTTTAATAACATTATGGTTGCTAAAGTATCTGAAAGATTAGATGCTATGCGCAATGATATGTCCCAAAATATGTTTAGAGCTCCAGAAGCTGTAGAAGAAATTTCTGACGAACAAGTATCTGATGAAACAGAACTTCAAGCAGAAGAAGAAACTACTGAAGAGAATGAGTAAGTCGTTTTCAACATTTAAACAGCAAGTCCTAGAACAATCAGGACTTGCGCAAACACTTTTCATTTATGGTGAAGATGTAAAAATTACATCAGAAAATGAAGTGTTTGTAAATAATCATTATGTAAAAACTTTGAGCACATTAGAAGAGGCAAGGGAATACGCTAAAAAATATATTGAAGATACTAAACTATTAGAAAATATTGATAATACGATCCCAGAAGAAAAAGTCGCACACTATATAAGACAATATCATAATATCGATAAGATTACAGATACTCTTGTAGAATCATACATAGAACTTGCCTCTTCTAATATGTTTACAGTTGATCCAGTTGTAACTGCTATTAAAGAATCTAAAACAGCAGAGTTTGCTGGAAAACTACAGTATCAATTAAATGATGGCTCTGTAGTTGCAATAAATGAAGACACACAATTAATGCTAAATAATATATTGGCAGATAAAAATGAAATTGTTGAATATATGCGCGAAAGCAAAGACAACTTCATTAGAATCATAAAAGAACTCGGAGAGTAAAATGGCTGTTACAAAGACCATATTAAAGTGCACAAATAACGAAACAGTAGTTAAGGTAGCTGGAACAGCTGCTGCAGCAACCATTGATTTATCAGTTGATTGTTTAGCTACTACTGATGCTTTGGCTGGTGGCACTCAAACAGTCAATATTGCTCAGTTGCAGTATTCTGGTTTAGCATCTTCAACGATTACTGTTACTAGAAATTCAGTTAATATTTTTACGATTGGTTCTGAAGGTGAAGGAACTATCGACCTTGGAACAGGTAATGGTATCGCCGATACAATTCAAAACACTCAAGATATTGTTGTTACAATCGCTGGTGCTGAAGCCCAGTGTTATTTGGTTCTCCGTAAAGTTGGTGGATTTGCTTCTAAAGTTGAAAACGCTACTTATGGTGCTTACGACGATCCAACAAGAGTTGGTGCTTCGACTACTATGTCGGGTTCCCCAGATAAGGTATAAAACTATGAAACTAATTAGAGAAGTTTTAGAAACTACAAACTGTGTTATCGAAGAAAAAGTCGGTGGCAAAAAGAATTACTTTATTGAGGGTATCTTCCTTCAGTCAGAAATTACAAATCGTAACAACCGCATGTACCAAGAAAAAGTTATGGACAAAGAAGTCGGTCGTTACATGAAAGAATATGTAGAAAAGAATCGTGCCTACGGCGAACTTGGTCATCCAGAAACACCATCTATTAACTTAGATCGTGTATCCCACTTGATTGTTGATCTCCGTAAAGAAGGCAAAAATTATGTAGGTAAAGCCAAAATCCTAGAAACTCCAATGGGTATGATCGCTCGAGGTCTGCTTGATGGTGGTGCTAATCTTGGTGTGTCTAGCCGAGCAATGGGTTCACTCCGCACTAATAATGAGGGTGTTCAAATTGTTCAGGACGACTTTATGTTATCTACGGCAGCAGATATTGTTGCCGACCCATCAGCTCCAGATGCATTCGTAAGAGGTATTATGGAAGGCAAAGAATGGGTATTCGTTGATGGAAAGTTTGTGGAAAAAAATATCGAGGAAGCAAAGTATGCTATTAAAAGAGCTTCTTCTAGTCAGTTAGAGGAAGCAAAGATTCTCGCTTTCCAGAGTTTTCTGAGTAAAATCAGATAAATAATAAATAAATACATAGAACTATCCAGTTAGGAGATAACGATGTCAATCGAACAAAAAATCGCTGAAATGTTAGCAGAGTCAAAGGCAAAAGCTGCCGTGATTACTGAAGAGATTTCTGAGGAAACATTAGAAGAAGGCAATGTAGTTACAGCAAATGCTTCAGCTCAAGAGCCAAGCAACATCGCTGCAATTGCTAAGTCTGACGGAGTCACCAGCGTTGAGGGTGATGAAGAGAACAATGCTAAAAACGCCACACAAAAGCAAGACGCTGCTCAAGTTGCTAAAAAATCTAGCAATGTAGCCAATGCTAAAGCGACTGCTCCAGAAGCAAGTCACATCGCTGGTGTTAAAGAAGACATTGATGCTTTAATGAACGGAGAAGAACTCTCTGAAGATTTTAAAGCAAAAGCAACTACAATTTTCGAAGCAGCAGTTATGACTCGTGTAAAAGCGGAAACTGCTCGTTTAGAAGAAGCGTATGAATCAAAACTTCTTGAAGAAGTTGAGAGCATTAAAGAGGGTCTTGTTGAAAAAGTTGATGGATATCTCGGCTATATTGTCGAGCAGTGGGTGCAAGAGAATGAGTTAGCCCTTGAATCTGGTATGAAGTCTGAAATCATGGAGTCTTTCATTGAAGGTATGAAGTCTTTGTTTGCTGAACACTATATCGAAGTTCCAGAAGAGAAGTTCGATGTATTGGGCGACTTACAAGAGACTGTAGAAGCCCTCGAAGCAAAGCTCGATGAGCAAGTAGAAAAGAATATTGAACTGACTAAAGCAATCAATGAGCAAAAGCGTGCAGACGCAATTACTCAAACTGCTTCTGGTTTAACAGATACTGATTCTGAGAAATTCAAAGCATTAGCTGAAGAATTATCATATGAAGATTCTGAAACATTCGCTACTAAGTTACAGACAATTCGTGAGAATTATTTTGGTGGTAAAAAGCAAGTAACTGAAGTTAAATCAGTTGTTAGCGATACACCTATTGAAACTCTAACCGAGACTGCACCTGTAGATCCTTCTGTTAAGAAGTATCTTTCTGCACTCGACAAACTCAAATAAACAAAAAGGAATAAAACATGTCTAATTTAGACCGCCAAGCCCTTATTAAGAAATGGGCACCGATTCTTGAGCATGATGCATTGCCATCAATCAAGGATAACTACCGTAAAGAAGTTACTGCTGTTCTTTTGGAGAACCAAGAACGCGAATCAATGAAGTCACAAGAGGCTTTGTTTGAAACCCACGCCAACGCTGCAGGTGCTATGCCTGACACTGGTGGTGTTGCTAAGTTTGATCCAGTATTGATCAGCTTGGTTCGCCGTGCTGCTCCACAAATGATCGCTTATGACATCTGCGGTGTACAACCAATGACTCAACCAACTGGCTTGATCTTCGCTATGAAGTCACGCTATGCTACTATGGATGGTACTGAGGCTTTGTTTAACGAAGCTGATACTGACTTTGCTGGTGCTTCTTCACCTGCTCATGATGGTAGCAATCCAGTTGATGGCACTTACACTACTGGTGTTGGCCAAACAACTACTACTGCTGAAGCTGGTTCACGCTTTAACGAAATGGCTTTCTCAATCGAGAAGACTTCTGTTACTGCTAAGACTCGTCAATTAAAAGCAGAGTACACTGTTGAATTGGCACAAGACTTGAAATCAGTTCATGGTCTTGACGCTGAAGGCGAATTAAGCAACATTCTCTCTACTGAGATCCTTGCTGAAATCAATCGCGAAGTTCTCCGTACTATCTACACTACTGCTAAAGCTGGTGCACAAATCGGTACTACTACTGCTGGTACTTTCGACTTGGATACTGACTCTAATGGTCGTTGGTCTGTTGAGAAGTTCAAAGGCTTGTTGTTCCAAATCGAGCGTGATGCTAATGCGATTGCTCAACAAACTCGTCGTGGTAAAGGTAACTTTATCATCTGTTCTTCAGATGTAGCTTCTGCTTTAGCAATGGCTGGAGTTCTTGACTATGCTCCTGCATTGTCTACTAACTTAAATGTTGACGAAGCATCTACTACTTTTGCTGGTGTATTGAATGGTCGTTACAAAGTTTATGTTGACCCATTCTCTGCTAACCAATCAGCTTCACAGTTCTTTACTGTTGGCTACAAAGGTACTTCTGCTTTTGATGCTGGTTTGTTCTATTGCCCATACGTACCACTCCAGTTGGTTCGTGCTGTAGACCCAACTACATTCCAACCGAAGATTGGTTTCAAGACTCGTTATGGTATGGTTGCTAACCCATTCGTTTCATTGGATGGTTCTGGTGGCTTGACTGCTAACGAAAACTACTACTATCGTCGTGTTAAGGTTACTAACTTGATGTAATCTTTGTTCGGCTTGGTTATGATTAAGCCGACACTAAGAAGCGGTATTTTAGAGGGATCTTCGGATCCCTCTTTTTTTTGTTATAAATAACTATATGGCTCAAATACTCGCATGTCCCGTACCAACAAATCTAAATCCATTATCTCCTAATGGGTTCAAGTTCAACATCGAAAAATTAGGTGAGATAGAATATTTCTGTCAAGAGGTTAATATTCCAGGAATTACAATTGGTGATCCAGTTTTGGCTAACCCATTTCGTGCTATTCCTCTTCCTGGAGATCACTTGACTTATGATACTTTAAATATCAAATTCTTAATCGATGCAAATATGGAAAATTATATTGCTATCCATAATTGGATTGTAGCACTAGGTTTCCCTGAAGATTATGATCAATATATTGATTACATAAACACAAATCAGTTTAATGTTCTTAGCGAACTTGCAAAAAGTTATTCTGATGCTACTTTGCAAATATTATCTGGTGCCAATACACCAGTCAAAACATTGAACTTTAAAGATCTTGTGCCAAGAAGCATTGGTTCGCTTACTTTCCAATCAACAAACCAAGATGTGTTGTATCTCGTTGGCGATGCAACATTCAGTTTCTCTTACTACACCTTTGCATAAAAACTTGCTATAAATTTGATTTTAGTGTATAATTATAGTATACACTTGGAGATATTATGACACTTGAAGAACTACAAAATGCTTGGGCTGATGATTGCATCATTGATGATAACCATCTCGATCGCGAATCTGTCAATACAGCAAAACTCCACTCAAAATATTTGAATCATCTAATTGCCTATAAACTTAAATTGGCAAAGATGAAGTCAGATTACAACACACTCAGACAACAAAAGTTTCGTTACTATCGTGGTGAACTTACTAGAGAAGAATTAACTCTATTAAGTTGGGAACAGTGGCAAGGTATTAAACCACTTAAGAATGAAATGGATGAATTTCTATCTGGAGATGCAGATCTAAATAAACTTGAGATTAAAGCAAATTATATTCAAAACATTGTTGATTTTCTTGAGTCAGTTATGAATCAAATTAAAGCAAGAGATTGGCAAATCCGCAACTCCATTGAATGGAAAAAGTTTATTAGTGGCGCATGATTACTATTGAAAAAATTGACGAAGTTCATCTTAGAATTTTTGCTGACGATCCGTCAATAGAGCAAGAACTATCAGACTTCTTTACCTTCGAATATCCAGGTGCTAGGTTTACACCTCAGTATCGTGCTCGTCTTTGGGATGGTAAGGTGCGTATGTATGATATTATGCGCAAGACTTTATATGTTGGACTATTAAATTATGTTGTTGAATTCTGCAATCGTAACGATTATGAATTTAGTATACCAGTCGATCTAAGTTCTAACGAAGGTGTTACTTTAAAAGAAGTTAAAGATTTTGCTGAATGGTTAAATCCCCATGGTCATGGTAAGCCAATTGAAATTCGTGACTATCAAATCGAAGCTGTTAAACATGCTCTCGATACAAAAAGAACCCTACTACTATCCCCAACTGCATCAGGTAAATCGTTTATCATTTATACAACGATGCGTTGGCATCTAGAGAACAGTCGCAAGTGTATTATTATTGTGCCAACTACTTCTTTAGTTGAGCAACTATATGCCGACTTTGAAGACTACTCTTCTGCCAATGGTTGGAAAACTAATCGTCATGTGCAGAAATTATACAGTGGATTCACTAAAGATATATCTGCCGATGTGTTAATTACAACATGGCAATCTGTGTATAAGCAACCTAAACAATGGTTCTCCCAGTTTGATGTTATCTTCGGAGATGAAGCCCACCAGTTTAAAGCCAACTCCCTTACTCTTGTAATGGGTAAACTTACCAATGTAAAATATCGTATAGGAACTACAGGAACTCTTGATAATAAGAAAGTTCATAAGTTGGTTCTTGAAGGAATCTTTGGTCCAACACATAGAGTTACAACAACTAAAGAGTTGATGGATGCTGGGACTCTCGCCAAACTAAATATTACATGTATACTATTGAAATATGATGATATAACTCGTCAGGGTAGAAAGAATAATCAATACGCTGATGAAATGGATTTTATTGTAACGCATGAGAAACGAAATAATTTTATATGTAATCTTGCATTAAAATCTGAGGGTAATACCTTGGTTCTTTTCCAGTTTGTTAATAAACATGGAAAGGGTTTATTTGAAATGATTAAAGACAAAGCACACGACAAAAGAAAAATATTTTTTGTATCAGGTGCTACGGAGGTGGAAGATAGAGAAGCCATTAGAAAGATCACAGAAACTGAAAGCGATGCTATTATTGTTGCTAGTTTTGGTACATTCTCCACTGGCATCAACATACCGTCTCTCGAGAATGTCATTTTTGCATCGCCAAGCAAATCCAAAATCCGTAATCTCCAAAGTATTGGTCGTGGATTAAGATTAAAGAATGGTAAGACTGAGTGTAATTTATACGATTTAGCAGATGATTTAAGTTGGAAGTCTTGGAAGAATCATACCCTTCACCACTTTACTGAAAGACTCAAAACTTATTCTGAAGAAAAATTTAATTACAAAATCGTTGAGGTAAAACTATGAACGAACAGTATGTTTACTTAAAATTAGTTAATGGCGAACAGATTATGGCAGTAAAAGAATCAGAAGATTCTGAGACAGTTACATTAAAATTTCCAATGTTAATTAAAACTCATCTTGTTGGGACGCATGCTAACAGAGTTTCTGAACAAGTTACAGCTGGACCATATTCTTTGTTCGCTGATAATACAAATATTCACATTAACAAAAAACATATTATCCTTGATACCACTTTGGCGGAAAGAGCGATTCCACATTATATACATTTGGTAAGGGATCATGAGGGTGTTCGATTAGATTATACACCACCACAGTTGCAGTGGGAAGATGAAAAACCTGAGGATGCTCCAGATTCTGTAGATGTCCAAAAAGTTCTGAATGCATTAAAATCCATAGCTGAGATGGAAGAGGAAGTAGAGGATAAAACCTTTGTTGAAGGTAATAAAACATTACATTAGTTATTACTTTCTTCAAACCCTACATCGAGAGTATACTCCGTGTCAAATAAAAAAGCAAATTTTATGCAACAATGAATGAAATATTTGCTATTGTATATGTATTAAGGTATACTAATAGTAATAAAAATAATTATGGAGATTTTATTATATGGCAACTAAAGCCAAAGGAGCCCACTATGTCAATAACGCTGATTTTTTAGTGGCGATGAAAGAGTATCGAGTCAAGGTACTTGCTGCAAAAGAATCAGGATTGACAAAACAAGATAAGGGTTACCCACAAGTAACTCCATATATCGGTGAGTGTCTAATGAAAATTGGAACACATTTATCATATAAGGCGAACTTTATCAATTATAGTTATAGAGAAGACATGATTCTTGACGGAATACAAAACTGTCTTCAATACATAGATAACTTTGATCCAGAGAAATCCTCAAACCCATTCGCCTATTTCACACAAATTATTTACTATGCATTCCTTCGCAGGATTGCAGAAGAAAAGAAACAAACTTATATTAAAGGTAAGTTGATTCAGGATATGCCTTTTGAAGCATTCGAGTTACAAGAACAGGATGAGTCGGGAGAGTTTCATAATGCATATGTTGATTTTATGCAACAGAACCATA